ATTAATGGGTAAAATAGAAATTTTACCTACTCCATCAGGAAATATATTAAAAGAACTTATTAAAAATGGTGTTACCGTAGGTGTATCATCTAGAGGAATGGGTTCACTAGAACAAAATGGTAATGTAATGGAAGTTCAAGATGATTTTGAATTACTATGTTGGGATTTTGTTTCAACACCTTCTAACCCAGGTTCATTTATGGGTGTATTACAAGAAGGTAAAAATACAATTACATACGACTACACAAAAGTAAACGGAATAATACACGAAATTCTGTGTTCAAAAGGAAATTGCCCAATTATCTAATTTCTGCAATTTTAATAAATATTCATATACGTATAATCGTAATACACCATCTCTTATATGGTGTCAACTAATGTATAACTTTTCTATTACGATTCTTAATAATCGTATTTCACAAATTTAAATTTTGGGATTATGGCAACAAACAGAGACTTGCTAAAAGAGGCTATTGCCGATGCTAAATCTGTAAAAGAAGTAGCAATTGCAAACGCCAAACTCGCTCTTGAAGAAGCTTTTACTCCTCATTTAAAATCAATGCTATCTGCTAAACTTGAAGAAATGGACAAAGAAGACGATAAAGTCGAAGAGTACGGTTCTTCTAAAAAGTATGAAGAAGATGACAAAGATAAAATGAACGAGAAAAAAGATAAAGACAAGGACGAAATGAACGAGGAAGACGCTGTTAGTTTCAGAAGAAAAAATTCTCCTTCCTATAACATGGACAAAGATGGTGGACCAGTAAATCCAGTACCTCATAAGGCTGGTAAATCTACTGTTGAAGAAGATGCAATAGATGAGGAAATTGATTTAGATGAACTACTTGCTGAACTTGATGATGAAGTACAAGAAAACAAACGTACTGACGCTGAACAAGAAGGCTATAAGGACGGATTCGATGACGCTAAAGACGATATCGAAAACGCTCTTAAGAAAATGAAAGTATCAGAAGAAAAAGAAGACGACAAAATGGATGAAGCTAAAAAAGCTGATGACAAAGATGACGTTAAAGAAGCAAAAGACAAAGACGACAAAGATGACGTTAAGGAAGATGCTAGAACTGATGCTGAAGAAGAAGGCTACTTGGATGGTATGAAGGACGAAAAAGAAGACATGGAAGACAAGATGGATGATGAAGAAATCGATCTTGAAGATATGTCTGAAGACGATCTTAAAGGATTCATTGAGGATGTTATCAAAGATATGGTTTCAGCTGGTGAAATTGAACCAGGTGATGAATTTGTTGAGGACGAAGTCGAAATCGAAGACGTTGAAGACGTTGACGTAGACGTAGAAATTGACGAAGAAATGAAACCTAAAAAAGATGACAAAAAAGAAGTAGATGAAATGAGTAACCCAGTAATGCGTAAAGGTGACGATGAAAGAAAAAAAGGTAAATTTAAACCTGAATCTGAACCAGAGCGAGAAACTGAGAAAATGAGATTTAAAGAAGAACTAGAAGATGCTCTTTCTGAAGTTAATAAACTTAAGGAAGAACTTCAAGAAGTTAATCTATTAAATGCAAAGTTACTTTACACTAACAAAATCTTTAAAGCTAAAAACTTAACCGAAAGTAAAAAAGTTAAGGTATTAAAAGCATTTGACAAAGCTAAGGATGTAAAACAAGCGGAAACAATTTATGAAACATTAAAAGATGGTTTAATTGATAAATCAATCGTTAATGAAAATAGATTTAAAGGAACAGCTTCTAAAATAATAGGAGGTGGACAACCTAATGTTAAACAGCCAATAGTTGAATCTAATGCTGTGTATGACCGCATGCGTAAGCTTGCTGGTTTAATTTAAAAATTATTATTAACCAATTAAATTTAAAACAATGAGTTTAAATTCTCTATTAGAAAGCGCTAACCCATATCAGTCTTTACAGTCTGATGCAGCTAAATTAGCTGGTAAGTGGGAAAAAACAGGCCTTTTAGAGGGACTAGATGGTACAAATAAAAACAATATGGGTATCATTTTAGAAAACCAAGCTAAACAACTTGTAGTTGAGTCTTCACAAACTGGTGGAGGTGCTGCTTCAAGTGGTACATTTAGTTCACAAACTGCTGTTAACGTAGGTGGTCAGTGGGCTGGAGTAGCTTTACCATTGGTAAGAAAAGTATTCGGACAAATTGCTGCTAAAGAATTTGTTTCTGTACAACCAATGAATCTTCCTTCAGGTCTTGTATTTTATTTAGATTTCCAATATGGTACAACTAAAGCTCCATTCACTGCAGGAGATTC